CTCTCCCAAGGTAGTTGTTCTCCCGCACCCGCTTGCACCACGCGAGGTCGGAGGTGCCCGTCTCGCTCTGGATCGCCTGCATCTGCGGGTCGTACCACATCCGCTCGGGCTGCTCGAACACCCGGCGCACCCGCTGATCGCCGATGAGGTACTCCTCGGACTCCTCGTACATCAGGCGCATGACCTTCATCGAGCACAGGAAGAACCCTGTCGGGATGCCCGATGCCCACACCTTGTCCCCGAACGCGAAGTCGTCGTAGTAGGAGAACCCCATCTCACGATAGATGAGCGGTTCTGCGGGGTGCGATTTGGTGTAGTACAGCCCGCTCACGACCGGGAACTCCTCGCTCCTCATGTACTCGTTGAGTTTGAGGAAGGCGTCGGGCGGGGGGATCGTGTCGTCCTCGATGAACAGCAGCCACTCGAAGTCGCCCTCCACGGCGGTACGCACGATGAGGTTCTGCGCGTCGGCTACCAGATAGCCCAGCGGGGCGACCGTGGCGATGTACTCCGTGGTCTGCATCATCGACCAGTTGCACGGGATGATCTGCGAGTAGCGCCCGAGCACCCACTCCATCCGCACGTTGCCGAGCGTCGGGGTGCCCACTATCAGGCGGCGGCGTATCTTCTTCGCGTCGGGGTTCACGATGAGCGTGGACTCGGCGGCGGGCTTGCCCTTAGCCATAGGACTCGTCCTCCGCCCGTTTCACGAGCACGGCCTCCAGGTTGCCGCTGATGTTCCATGCGTTCTGGGCTATCTGCCAGGGCTTCGGATGGTAGCCATCGCGCCAGAGGTGCCCGCCCGTGGTCGGCTCCAGCGGATCGAAGTACGCCCAGGTGCCCTCGGTGCAGCCGTTGATGTGCGTCGGGTCTTGCCAGTAGCCCGCAGACCCGGCATACGGCGTGGAGATGATGAACTGCCCGCCGACGCGGAGCACCCGCCATGCCTCGTCCATGAACTTGATGAACCCGCCACGAGCCGGGTCGATATGCTCCACGAGATGCGACGCCAGCAGCAGGTCGCACGAGTCGTTGGGAAGGGGCCACGGGTAGACCTCAAGATCGTGGACGATGTCCACGCCCGGATGTTCCACGGCGTCGATGCCGAGGAAACCCGGCTGCTTGTAGTTCCCACAGCCGAGGTCTACCTTCACCCCTTTTGGACGGTACTCGTCCAGCAACTTGCGGATGGCAGCGGTCGAGGAAGCGTTCGTCAACGCCATGAGTCCTCCACTTACATGACGAACCAGAATGTAAAGTTAACTCGTAAAGTTCAGTTGGTAAGTCACGTTGACGTTCTGGTTCGTGGCGCAGGCCGATGAGGTGTAGGTCGTGCCTGCGAACAGCGTTCCGCCCGAGGAAGACGCGAACAGCCCGATGTTGGAGAGGTTGGACTGTGCCCCGAGGAACGAGTTGGACGACTGGAACGTGGCGGTGAAGACCGCTGCCTTGCTGTTGGTGGAGGACGCGAAGGTGACCGCTGCCCGCTTGGAGTTCGGGAGTTCCTGATCGAGCGAGGTCGCGTTGGACGCCGGGGCCGAACCCGTGCCGAGAGCGACGAAGCCGATCTGGCTGGAACCAGCGGATGCCCCGAGTGCTTTGGCGAGGAAGTTGTTGAACCCATCGGTCGTGATGAGGTTGGAGTTCCAACCCGAGTCGCCGACGATGGCCCCATCTTCCTCGATCTGGAGTCGGAAGACTCCCTTGACCTTGATGGAGTCGTGCTTGCTGCCCATCAGCATCTCCTCTCTTGTGATGCGGAACTGCATCGGCATCAGCGTATACCGTGCTACTCCGCAGGCGCTAGATGCTTCTTCATCGCCTCGTATTCCTTCGGGTGCGACTTCCTCATATGGCCTTCGCGACCGATAGCGTTCTTGAACCCGACCTTGCCGCAGATGGGGCAGTCATATGTCTCGAGAAGCGCGTCGTAGACGCCGATCGTCTGGCGGATCTCGTCGTCCATGAACCGTCGCAGCTTGAAGGTGTCCTCGTGGAGCTTGCCCCAGTCGGCCTTCTTCATCTTCTTGATGAGCGAGTCCATGTCGTTCGCGAAGACGCCGGCACGACCGTCGAGGTACCGCTCGATCGCCGGGACGTTGCATCCAGCTATAGGCAGGCCGCACGCCATGTATTCCCACATCTTGTTCGGCATACAGACATCGCCCTTGTCGGTCTTGATGTCCGTGCCCACGAACCCCCACTCGTACTTGGGAAGCTCTTGGAGCAGCCTTCGGTACGGCACCATCATCCTCGAGCCTGGTATGCCGAGCGCACGGGTCGGGACGAACAGCGTGAATGGGATGCGGGCCTCCGCGAACTTGTCCACGACGACGCTGTGGTCGCGGAAGCGGTTGGCATTGCTCGCGCCCGGGTTCGATCCGCCCTCGTAGACGACGCCGTTCCTCACCCCATCGTACTCGGGAACCCATGCCTTGAGCGGGGTCGAGTAGACGACCGCCTCGGGCACCGTCCACGGATGCAGGCTGAAGGCGAAGTCGCGATGCTCCTGCCCGACGTTGATGATGCCGTCGGCGCGCTCGAACGCGAACGCCTCATCGGGTTCGACCGAGAACGTCCGATACCAGCCGAGGTCATGGCAGTCGTAGACGACGGGTCGACCCTTCGCTCCCTCGTCGCAGTAGCGCATGAGGCGATCGGGTTCGTTGTGCATATGGATGATCTTCGCACCGCTCTCGGCGATGACTTCGGAGAACTCTTCCTCCCTGACGATGCGAACCGTGTCGAAGGCCTCGGGCATGGCAGGCATCGCCCGCGCTACGGAGTCGACCCTCCAGCCGAGCTGCTTGAGGGCTGCGGACTGCTTGACGACACGGGTACAGCAGTGGTTCGACACCATCAGGACATGCTTGTCCGATGTGGAACCCCACTCGTCGCCCTCGTCCGCGAAGCCCTTCTCGATCCAGCGGCGTGCGTCCTTCTCGTAGACGACGACCCAGTCGCCGGCTAGTTGGTTCCTGCCGTTGACGAGGAGCGGCTTGAGCAGACGGACGGGTATGCGCTTCCTACGCATGGACTCCCCCTAGATAGGCTGTGGGGGGCCGTTGCCGACCCCCCACTCAGGGCATCCGATTACGGGGTTGCAAGCTCCGTGTCGGGGGTGCCGAGGTTCTGGTAGTACGAGTGCTGGACGAGTGCCGCGAGGGCCGCGTCCTTGGTCGGACGGAAGCCCGCGTACATCGTGGCGCGGAGGGCCACCATGTCGCGCTCGGCGAGGCTCAGGGCCACGCCAGCGTCGTCCGTGATCGTGGTCAGCGTCGCCTCGGTGAGCAGCTTGTAGCTGATGCCCTCAACGATGCTGTAGTGGACGGTCGACCAGTCGCCCGTGAGCGCGGTCAGCCCGGTGGGCCACGATGAGGCGTCGACGTAGTACACGAGGTCGGTGCCGTACACGGCGTCGACCATGTCGCGGGTCATCGCCGCCTGGAAGATCGGGGCATCCTGATCGTCACGCAAGCCACGCAGGCGCGGCCTGATGGCGCGGGTCGTGACGGTCGCTGTCGGCCCGTAGTTGTGCTCTTCGACCGAACCCAGGGCCAGGTTCAGATCGTCGGCGAGGTCGGCTCCGACGCCTTCCTCGTGGAAGTGGCTGACGTTCTGGATGGCCTGCAGGATCGACCAGTTGTACGGGGATGAGGTGCCGAACATCGCTGCGGAGTCGAACGTGATGGCGAAGGCCTCCACGATGTCTTCCTTGATCTCAGACCAGACATCGAGCGGGTTGCCGATGAGGTCGCGCTCCTTGACCGGGACGATGACCGCGATCTCGTGCGCGAACATGTTGATCTGATCCCAGACCGCAGCGTCGGCGGTCTTGCGGGCGTAGTCATCGACCCAGTAGCCCGACGGGCCAGAGGTGCGTGTGTTGTAGGTCTTGACGAGGGTGCTCTGGGGCACCTGCTTCGCGACCCGCATGATCGCCGAGGAGTGCCTGACATCCTTGATGATGCCGGCGGCAATCTCCTCAGGTACGAACTGAGTCGGGTCGGTCATGTTGTGAATGTGAGTCAGTGCCATGCTCTCTTACCTCCCTGTGAGTGAACGGACTAGAAGATTTGCCATCTTCTGGTCGGGATCGCCAGTCATGTCACCTGCCGCAGCAGGATTGGTTCCGCCACCGAGTTGCTGTGGAGCCTGGGCAGCGTCCCTGAGGAACGGCAGAAGTGCGTCGACCTCTGCGGAGATGCCCTCCTCGTCCGTTGCGACGAGTCGCTCGATGAGCGGTTCGGGGAGTCCCTTCTCGCGACCGATACGCGCTCTGAGGTTCGCCAGATTCGCTGCCTCGACCGCAGCCTGTGCGGCTGCCGCCTGCGCCTCCAACTCGGCGATCCTCTTGTCACGCTTCTCGACCTCGGTGAGCTGGGCCTCTTCGAGTTCCTTCGCCCTCGCAAGAACGGTCTTCAGTTCGTCTTCCGTACTGACGCCGAACTTCTTGAGGAGCGCGGATCTCGCCTCGACGCGAGCGTTGCCAACGAGCTTGTTGACCTCGTCCTGCGCCAGAGTGTTCCCGGCAGGAGCCTCCTGCGCGGTCGGTGCCTGACCTTCGCCTTCAGCGGGCTTGGGGTCTTCGGGCATGGTACAGCCTCCTTGAGCCGTGGGAGTCACGTTCACGAGCAACATACCCCTGCGGGTATCTACCACGCAACGGGTGAAATCGAGTGGCGGCAGCGCGGATGGAAGACGCCGTAGTTGGCGATCGCCTGGTCGAGCGTCATGACATCCTTCGTCGCGCCCGTGATCGAATACGGGCCACCAAGGACGGCGGGAGGACAGCCGTCGGGGTAGTCGAGCGGCCCCACGATGTTGACGAGGTCGTGTCCAGAGGCAACGACACGGTCTTTGACGCCAGCGTTCTCTGCTTCCATCGTAGTCGTTCGGGCCGCCATCTCAGCATACGTCCTCAACTTCCATCGCTTGCCGGCGGCGTCCACGAAGCCCGTGATGCCCCCTTCGCGCAGCGTGCGTTCCATCTCTCGCGTGAGTTCCTCGGTCGTCAGCCCATAGAGTTCCTTGCGGAACACGGCGAGCGCCTCGCGACGGGCATGAGCGGAATCGAAGCTCGCGACGAGGTCATCGATGCGCCTCGAGGCCGTCTGGGTCATCGCCCAGAATCGGGAGTCGGAGGCGTCGGTGATCCCCGGCGTGGTCACGGCGGATATCCCCGTGGTCTTCCCGTACAGCTCGGGTATCGCTTCGGCGTTCCAGACCCTGGTCTGCTCGTAGGCCTGCGTGAGCATGAGTTTGGACTGCTGGGCCGCCGCCCTCACCTTCGCCGGCAGCCCGGTGGCGAACGCCGCAGCCAGCATCGCGGCTATCTCGTCATCGACCTCGCCGTACATCTTGTCGATGCGTTCGGCTTCGGCCTCTCGATCGGCGTAGGGCACGCGCTACTCTTCCTGCGCCTGCGTCTCGGCGGGCTGTACCTGACCGTCCGGGCCGACCTTCGGCGGGAGCTTGATCGCGGGTGGCGGCTCGGGCTGGTCGGACTTCTCGTCCTCTTCGATGCGCTCGAGTTCTGCCTCGAGTTCGTCGCCCTCCAGGCCGTCCAGCCTGATGACGGACGCACGGACGCTCGTGTTGCCCGCAGCGGCCCGCGTCTGCTCGACCTGCGCGGCTTCCATCGGGTCTTCGGGCAGGCCGTCGCGCCATTCGATGCGGAGGTTGTCTAGCGACTGGCCCTCGAGTTCAGCCGCCGTAGCAAGCATCTCGCGCACCACAGTATCGTAGGTGAGTCGCAGACGATTGACTGCTGCGAGAGGCGATATGAGCAGCCGCTTGAGCGCAGAGCCGCTCTCTGCCATGCCCTGCTCGAGCTTTCCGAACAGCGCAGGACAGGTGTCCGTAGCCGCATAGAGTTCCTCTCGCAGCATCTTGATCATCTCGAGGTTCGGGATGAGCTGACCTTCCCAAGTGACGTAGCCCGGTACCTGATCGCCCTGCTCGAGCGGATAGAACTGCCCGCTCTTGACCTGCCATTGCCCTGTCTTCGGGTCTTGCTCCAGTGCGGTATCGGGGCCGTACATGCCGGGATCGGTGTGCTTGTCGAGCACCCGCGCCATCTGCGCGTAGCGCACTTCCATCTCCGAGAGGATGGAATCGGCGTCCGAGAACAGCGAGTGCCCGCACAGCTCCGAGGAGGTGCGCCAGTTCGGGGCATGGAAGATGAGCATCCCCTCGACGCCAGAAGCCACGCGCTCTGAGGAGGTCACGCTGATGATCTGCGACCCGTCGTGGTTGAGCTTGAACCGATAGGTCGTGATGTACCCAGGCTCGTGAAGCTCTGCGCGGCCTTCCCACTTGGGGAGTGCCGGCGTGCCGAGGTTCACCTTCCACGCGAGAAGATGTCCCTGGACATCGCGGATGTCGTCCTCATGCACCACCGGGAACCAGTACTTCGGCGGCTGCAGCGAGAGCTTCGCCTTGCCGTCTGCCTTGCGCCCGACCTTCAGGACTCCGTCGCCGTAAGAGATCGTGTCACCGACGCATTCGTGCAGGTTACGCCATGTGTCGAGCCTTCTGACGAGGTCGTCGCAGTAGGTCTGTTGAGCCTCGTTCTCCGTCCGTATCCGCCCCGGCTCGCCGCACAGAAGGTCGGCGAAGATGAGACGGGTCTTGCGTACCCACGGCAGGTCGATCTCGATGATCTGCCTGTTGTCCCGCATGAGACGCATGAACGATGTCCTGAACACCTCGCCATGGTCGCCCTCCAAGAGTTCGTCCATGGCCTCGCAGGTTTCGAGCCGCTCCTCATCGCTCGGGGGGAACGGCGCACCGTCACGGATCGCGTCGAGACTCGTTAGCATATCCTCACCAACCTCGCGGCTTGTCTATGGTTCCCGCGATACGGCGCGGTGCCTTGGTCGGAGCAAGGGCGAGAGCCAGTGCATCCGACTTGTCGGGACTGCGCCCGAGTCGCTTCTTCACTTCGGCTTTCGCTTCAAGCACTATCTTGCCGTTTCTCACAAGGTAGCGTACAGCCCTCAATTCCGAGAGCAGTTCGTCGTCGGCTGGCAGGGAAAGCTCCCCGCGCTCCGCCAGAAGCTTCAGGTTCCAGTACACCTCTGCCCTGCGGTTGAAGAACTTGTCCGACTGCATTGCCGTGGAGCCGACGTTGATGCCCTCGACGGGCAAGCCTGCCGAAGCGAGGATGTCGACCACGCCGCCGCCGACGCCGATGTCGTCCACGCGGATGGAGTCTGGGGCGTCCTCGGAAGCCTGATAGACCGCCTCGATATCATCTGCCACCTGCTTCGTGGACTTCCGTTCCCAGCTCATGAACTCGACAACACGAGTTCCACGACAACGCCAGAGAACGGAGTTGTCATCCCCGAATCGGGCGACATCGACTCCCCAGCGATGGGCACCATCT